CCCCCACGCCCAGCCCCGTGGAGTTCAGGGTCATGGCGGTGCCAGCGACTCCGCCGACGTTGGACCATGTGGCGATGCCGGACGCATCAATCGCAAAATGAGTTGTTGATCCAATCTGGAACTCAAGACTAGCACCTCCTATTGCGAGAGGTTGAAACGTAGCTGCACCAGTATTATCAACACCAGTGATTGAATACTTAGATGCAGATGCTACAAATCGAACACCTTTAGTAGCCCCATTAAACAGAACATTTGTCGCATCTGTTCCGTTTACATGAAGAGGATAACCGGGAGTTGCGGTCAAAACACCCACCCGATTGTTCGCGCTGTCCACCTTAAGCGTGCTGGTATCCACCGTCAGGTCGCCGGTGATGGTGGCGCTGGCGAGGGTGGCGGTGCCGCCGGCTCCCAGGATCTGGTTGCTGGTGATCTTCTTGGTCGTGCCAGAGGCCGCCATTGACGTGTCCGAGATGTCGACAATCGGCAGCACGTCCGCTGCCGGATCAACCGTGGTGATGGCCGCTAGGGCCGTGATTTTTGTGTCTGGCATGGGTCAGTTAGCTTGGATGATGAGTTTGCCGGTGTCCTCCCGCAGGAGGAACGAGGCGTCCTCAAGCAGCAGGGAATCAAAGGTTCCGAAAGTGATGACGATCTTGTCGATGCCGTCCTCCAGGAGAACGAAGAAGTCGTCCTCCTGCAGCAGGTCGCGCCGGATGATAGGCAGGTCGGCGCCGCCGCCAGCCCCACCGAGGGCTTGCTGCACGCCGAGTCCTAGGCCTAGTCCGAGACGCATATCAGACCCACTTGCGGTTGTAGGCGATGATCGCCCCGGAGGATACAGCCACCGAGGTGAACACGCCCGAGATCGAGTCTCCGGCCTGAATGGTCACGCCGGATGGGAAGTTGGTGATGTTGGACGAGACGGCGCCCAGGATGGACGTGGCGACGGCGTGGATCTCCATCCAGTTGCCGGTCACGGTGCCCGCGGAGGCGTCGATGTACCGGCCACCGTATTCGCCGGCCAGTTGGCGGTTTGATCCGACATTCATAGGGTGAACTTCTGACTGCTGCGTTTTGTGCCACCTGTAAAACCAACCTGCAAGCGTGTAGCCCCGCAGCGCACTCGCACCTCGGGGTTATCCCGCTCGACCTCTTTCAAAAATTGGGAATCCTTCCAGCAATCGTACCCGTACTTGGTGCCCCAGGCATGGTAGAGAGTGGGGTCGATCCGCATCCGCAAGCGACCGATGCCGTCGATGGCGCGGGTCTCCCTTTCGGAGTCTTTGGCGATGCGCTTCTGCTGGATGCCAGCCTGCACCCAATCCTTCTGGATGCCGGATTGGAACTCCTTGATGACGGCGCGGCGCAGTTCGCCGGGCAGGTCGTCGAGAGCGTTGGCGAGTACGGAGGTGGCGGAATTGTGAGACATGAGAAAGGAAAGGGGGGAGGCCCGGAGTGGACCTCCCCCGTTGAAACTAAGACTAGCTAGCGCCGTTGAACATACCAAAGCCGCTCGGGTTTTTGACCACCAAGCCGGCAATGGCCTCAACGAGGCGGGCAGGGCCACCGCCAGCGTCAGGCAGAGACTTCACCTGGGGCAGCTTGGCGTAGCGGACCTCGGCCATGTCCATGGGGATGACGTAGCCCTTGTAGGCCTGCGAAGACAGCGCGGTGCCGTTCTTGCCGCCAATGAAGGTCGACGGGTGCAGGATCAGGCGGCCAAAGTCGCCCTCGAAGACGTCAATCGACGCCTTGAAGGTGTCAGTCGACAGATCCTGATTGAAGGTGCGGACGCTGGTCGCAGCGATGCTGTTGGTGTTGGCAACCTGGGTCGTGCCAGAGGCGGTCAGGTTGGTGAACGCACGCTTGAGCGTGGTGCCCAAGATGCAGTCATAATCCCGGAATGTTCCGGTCACGCCGTAGACAGCCGTCAGCACGTTTTGGGCGGTCGCCTCGGTAAAGGAGGCGCTGGCCGTGGTATCTATCGCACCGGAAGCCGGTAGGAATTGAGAACCGGAAGCGCACGCGCCGATGTTGGCGGCGTTGGTGCTGGTCAGCCAGTTGCCCAGCGAGCCGGTGAGGTACGGGTCAGAGGTGCTGACCTCGGTCTGCGCAGCCTGATTGGTGCACATAAAGGTCGCCTCCATAGAGCGTTTTAGCTCCACGAGACGTTTAGCAATGCCGTTTGCGAGCTCGTCGCTCACGCCGGCCACGTTCTGCGTCTCGGCAATAAAGCCGATGCGGAAGTCGTTGCGGAACACCTGGCCGTAGTTGTTCAGGCGGGTCCGGTTCTGCACCGGGTTGCCAGCGCTGGCAACGGTCACGTCGGTGCCGTCAACCACGCCACCCATCGTCGGGGCAGCGTAATTGTCGACCTGCCACGAGAACTGCATATTCCCGATGTCCTTGCCTTTAGGGGCCATGGACACGAACGGGGTCGACTTGGCGTCGACGATGGCGATGTAGTCCGCAAGATCTTCGCGGATGGCTGACGTGCTAGCGAGCGGCGTTGTGCCGGCTTGGTTTTCTTGGAGCAGGGGCATGGTTTAGAACATCCTCTTGAGTACTTGGGCTAATTCGGTGGTCGTCCCGGACTTGGTGAACTTCGACTTGGCAGCTTCCAGACCGACCTTGGCCGCATCCTTCTTTGCAGGGATTGCGGTCGGTCGACCGGGCTGACTGGGTGCCTTGGCCATTGGGCGGGTGGCAGATGGCTTGCCCTTGGCGGACTCCTGAGCCAGACGCAACTTGCGCCCGGCAATGAAGTCACCGACCAGCACCTGGTACTCCGGAAGTGAGGCAATCTGCGGCAGTTGCCGCAGGACGGCCTGCGCCTCGGTGTACTCGGCAGCCGAACGGTCTTTCCACCATGGGTAGAGCTGTTCCGCGATAGGCTTGATCTGCTGATAGTTCTGCAGGAAGCGAGCACGGTTTGGGATGTGCAGGTCGATGGCGTCTTCTACACGCCTTTTGATCTGCTTCACGTCCTCCGCGCTGTACTCCTTGCCCTCTATTTCGCAGCCGTCGATGTTGTCCTCGCACCACCGCTTAAGATTCCGGGCCTTGGTCCACTCATCGTTGAGCTTCGACACTTCCCAGACATCTGCGAACGGGTCTGCAGCGGACTGAATCGGCGCAGGCCTCTCGGCACTACTCTGCTCCAGCTTGGTCTTGGCATCATTGAGCTCCCGCTCGAGCGCCTCGGCCTTCTCCAGCGCCTCTTTCTTCTGGCGCGTGAGCTTGTCGATGCGTTTGCGGAAGCCCAGCGATTCCTCGTCGCTGTTCTCTTCGGTCTCGGAAAGAACATCCTGCTCAGGCGACTCGGCCTGAGCGTCCGTTTGTTCTGCGGTCGGCTCCGCATCCTCGGCCTGATCGTCCACTGAAGTGGCTTCCGGCTCCGGCGTTGGTTGATCGACGGCTGCTGCCTTCTCTTCCTCCCCGCTGAAGCGTGACTTCAGTAGCTTGGCCAACGCCGATTCGTCGAACTGCATCGGGTTGAGTGGGGGCTGTGCCGTGTTTTTAGACAGGTTCGCTTCCTGTGTCGTCTGGATGTCCATGCTTTTAGACCCTGCAAGCCGGGTGTGCTGCAACCATGGTTGTTAAGGCCAACCAAGAAGCCGTTGTTGAGTGAGAGCCTAGAATTGACCAGAAGTCAAGTCCCTCCCATTTCTTAACGCACTGATTTGTGCGATGAGATCCTTGATAGCGGCAGCCCGGCCTGCGTTATAGGCGCGGTCTTCCGCTGAAAGTGATGGCATGATGGCGTTCAACACCTCATCCCGTAGTGTCTCGTCAATAACCTGGCCCATAGCCTTAAGCACCGGGTGCTCCTCGGACACTGACAGGGCTTCTGAGAGCTGTTCGTCGTTGAGTTTCATTGTACTCCAAGGCGGCCAGTGATGGCGTTCTGTTGTTGCTGCACGCTAAACTGCAGATTCTCGATGTACTTTTGCAGGTTGGCCTGGAAGAGCGGGTCCTGCTGGAGCTGGGCCTGGTATTTCGGGTTGGATTGCAGCACCTGTTGGCTGAACTGCAGGCGCATGGCCGCGGTGGGGTCGTTCTCGCGCAGTTGGGGCGGATTACCGAGGCTCATCAGCGCGATCTCGTCGTTGGTCTCGTTGAACATCTTCTGCGCGGCAGGGCCCTGCTGCATGACCAGCTCGCTTGCCAGGGTCGGGTCGATGGCCCGGAGAGCCACCGAGATCAACTTTGCCCGGTCGATGACGCCGGCAGTGTCGAGAGGCAGCACCAGGGTGCTGATGGCCTTCAACTTCTCGGTCACGAGGTCGGTGCTTAACTCCCGGATGTCGAACTTCAGCATCACGTCGAAGTCCTGCACGTCCTGCGGGAGCGGTGTGGCCGATGCCGTGATGCGCTGGATCTCGGCGGGCCCGATGTACTGCAGGGTGAGTGCGAGCACCTGGCGGAAGGCCTCGGTCCAGCCGTGCAGCCAGTTGTTGATCAGGCGCTGCTGGCGCATCTGGGTGATCACCGGGGGGACCTTCTCGGTCGGTCGACCAAAGTAGCGGTCGGTCTGGGCCTCGATGGCTGCGATGAGCTGGAAGGCAACGCTGGGTTCCCGGGCGGGCGGTTGCAGGAAGCCGATCTCACCGCGGCGCAGCACCGGGATCTGGATGGCCGGCCCGATCTTCAGGTTGCCGCCCCGAGTCTTCGGGACCTCAATGGGGGGTAGGGTGGCCAGACTCGTGTAGTCGAAGATCGAGTCGCGCTGGGCCTTCACCTCGTGCTGCCAGGTAGCGCAGATCTCGGGCACACCGCGGCTCTCGGTGATCTGGCGGTGGATCAGCTCGGAGCGCCACACCACAAACGGGTACTGCCCATGCGCATAGTCCAGAGCCTCGAAGTAGCCCCACTTGTCGCCCACCTGAGGGCTGAAGACGGTGTAGAACACGCCCGGGATGCCGTCGGAGTCGATGGCTTTCTGGTAGCTATAGACCACCTCAATCAGGTTTTCGCGGTCGAGCACCGAGTTTTCGGCCAGGCCGACAGCGCCATAGGTGAAGGCAGCGTAGTCGCTGAACCTGCCCATCGTGTTGATCGCTTCCTGCGCCCACTCGGCGTCCCAGCCCTCGACCTCGACCTTGTTCAGTAGCTCGGCCTCGGTCATGTAGAACCGGCGGAAAACAACCCGTGCGGACTGGATGTCGGTTGTCTCGGGCGGGAAGACCAGCTCGTCCCAGGGCGCCAAGGCAGCCACCATGGGCTTGTTGGTCACCATCGTCGGAACCGGGAAGTCGCATTCGCCCTCGTCGCGCAGTTCCCGGATTGCCTTCAAGGCCCGGCGCTTCTTGAGATTCGGGAAGGCAGCCATCATCAGCTCGGCGCTCTGGTCGTCGGCCTCGGGATTGGCAATCAGGTTGGGGAAGTCCGCCAGCACCGAGCCCTCGGGCGACTGCGCAGCCAGCGCCATCACCTGGTCCATCGTCAGGTACTGCTCCTTCTGCCCCATCTCCTGCTGCCAGGTGACGTGCACACCCGCCCAGCCGTAGGTCCAGAGGTACTGCGAGAGCAGCTCCACCTCACGGGTGAGGTCGTTGTACATCCGGGCATTGACCGTCCAGTCCATCAGGTTGTGCGCGGTCACAGCCTGGTCGAGCTGGCTGATGTTGGTGGGGCTGACCCGGAGCATCGAGCGCCAGAAGCTGGTGCTGCAAAGGTCCACAAGGCCATTGCAAACCTCATCGGCCAACGGGATGCGGGTGTCGGATGCACCGTCCCAGGGGAACGCCGGGGCATTGCGGTTGGCATCGTTCCACTTCTTGCCGTCGTCGGTCTGACCGTTCCACCGGCAGTAGCGCACATTCTCGACATTCTCGACCCGGGCATAGACGCCGTAGTCGGTGGCCGAGCGCCGCAGCTCCTCGGTCAGTGCGCTGACATTGGGCTCGTCGCCGACCCGTGCCATCACGTCGGTCGCCTGCTTGTATGAATCGCCTTGCATGATCGTTTCTTTTAGTATCCACCGCCGCCGCGGCAATCAAAGCCCCCGTGACCTACGAAGGCAAGACCGGAGACCAAAAGCATTCCCAGGCAGTCGATGGGGTCCTTGCTCGCGCCCTTCTGCCCATCCCGGCCCGTATGCTCCGAGAGCGCATAGATCAGGTTGCTGCAGTCCTTGGTAACGTACAACGATGGCTCGTTCAATGGCGTCAGAGGCTGCGTGGCATCGTAGGACAGCAGGCTATTGATCGCACTCGTCCTCTGATCCACAGGCACGCCTGGGGCAGGTACAAAAGCCATGGGCTCATCGAGTGGGTTCTCCGACTCTGCCAATAGATCAATCAGCGTTGTCCCGCCCTGCTCCGATAGTGCCGGGCTGCCACCGGCCTTGGGGTCTATCAAGCGCATCACGGGCTCCCCATAGCCCAGCTCGGCCTCAATCGTCCGGAACAGATTCCGGTACTCCGAGATCGACCGGCCCGCATCCAGTGTTTGCGCTGGCCCGGCCTTGCCGTCGGGCTTCTCACTAGGCAGCACCCATTCGCCATAGTTGCTGAAGTCCGGGAACTCCCGCACCACAATCCGGCGACCGTCCTCGTAGACCATTAGCCACAGGCAGAACCAATTACGGGCGCCCGCCGGATCGCAGACCATGTACAGCGTGCCCCCGGGTGGCACCGCGGATGCCTCGATGCAATGCACATCCGGCCTGAACCGTGCGAAGGCCCGCCCGATATTATCCGAGGCCCACCCATAGGCCCGGGTCAGCACCTGGCCCATGGGCGAGGCCACCAGCTTGCTCTTCATCTCGTCGAACGGGTTGTAGGGATTGTCCTCCGAGTAAAAGAACACCGTCTTCCTCTTGGTCGACGGCTGCTCCATGACCCTGGGCGCCTTGCCCACAGGCCACGTAGGCAGGCCCTGCTTCCCGGCCAGCAGCTCCCCAGAGCCCCACTCCTTCACCAACGCTCCCGCGGTGAACTCCTTGTACACACTGGCCACGCCCTCGAGCGGTGTCTGCGTCACCAGGAGCTTGCCCCGCCTTGTAATCAACCGATACCGCAGCGTCTCCACCCAGCTCTGCGGCACCAGCTCGTCGCACCAAATCAGATCTGCCTCCCGGCCCTCGATGGTGTTCTCCGATTGCGTGTAGTTCAGGAAGTCGCAGCGTGAGCCGTTAGGCAGGATGAATGAGCCGTCGGTGAACCCATTCTTCCGGCTGTAGTTCAGGTAGTGGATGCGGCCCTTCTTGGTGGCCCGTAGTGCGACAGGCAGGTAGTTGTAGATGGCGGGCTGCTGCACGGTGACCGAGGTGGCGTGGCTGGTGTGGCAGCAGAGCACACTGGCGTTCTCCTTCTCCAACAGCGTCTGCACCACCCGCCGGGCAGCCCACAGCGTCTTGCCGGCACGATTGCCGCCGCTCACCAATAGCTCCTGGGTGGCCCCGTACTGCGCGTTGGCAATCTCCCAATGGTCCGGGATGTAGCCGTAGGTGTAGGGGTCGGCTTTCTCTAATAGGACAAGCTGGGTGCGCTTGAGCTTCAACTCAAGTGCCCGAGGGTGCTGAGCGTCGACCTTAGGAATAACCGGGTGCTGAGGCTGTTCGTTCCACCAAGCGTCGGAACAGGCGTCGGAACAGAAGCGCTTCTGTTTACCAATGGCGCCAGGAGTGATGATTGTGAACAGTTTGGAGCAGGTGAAACAGATGGGGTTGAGCATTTGTTAATATTTTTCGCTTTAGAGAACCCGTCGACTTTTACCGTCGCCGCGGATTGCCCGACCCCCTCCCCCGGGGGGCCTGGGCTGCCTTGTGTCTGCCTTGTGTAACGGGGTAGGACATTGGGTCTGCCGATGGGTGCTAAAGTGCGTTTCGATCAATGTTTGCAAGGGTTTGCTGCGTGTTTGAGTGTCGAAGTGAATATAACACATATTGTAGGCATGAGTGCTAGAAACAGGCCTAAATGCGTGGTTTTCGATGGTGCTGCCGCGGTAGGGGTAGGACATTTTGGGCCACTACTTAAACCAGATCGGGTGTCTGCTCGTCGTTCACAGGCGTCACATCACGCTCCTTCAGGTCCTTCATCAGGTCGCGATGGTTCACCGAGGCCGTCATTGCGAGGTGAATACTGGTGGGCTGGCCTTTGATAGTGGCTAACTTGTCTGTTAGCACAGCGACCGCTACGGGTAGGCTTCTATCATCAATGAAATGCATTGACTCTTCCGCTAACCTCTTAGTTCCTTTCCATATTGCGACCTCTAAATATCCCGTCACATCCTTACGCCAATCTTCCTCATTCTCAGGATAGTCTGATGGCACCTTTACACCGCGTATATATTTAAACGTGGTATGGGTTGATAACCCGGTTTCTGCGGCAATCTTCTCCAGTGGTTTATTTAGAATAATACCATCTACAATCTTATCTGCCTTCTCCTGATCCAGTTTAGAGTTTGGATGTTGGTTCTCCGGTGGCTTAACATATCCAACCTCTTCGGCTGCCTTGTGAACCTTCTCTTTAAACTCAGCCGAGATTCTAGGGTCGTTGCGCAATGCCGCGGCAACTCTGTCACGGTGGGTGCCAGCCTTGGCGGCCACATCGTTCAGTGAAGCCCTTGTTTTCTTACCCGGCATAAGGCGCGAAGCTATAGGGAAACTCTCCCCAGTGGTTGAGTTGTTTCTTGGGCTTCATCGAGTAGTGCTTGATGTCGCACAGGCTCATTCGCACCGAGGCAGCGTAGTCCTCCGACAGGTACTCGAGCTTGCCCGGCATCGACTCCATGGCCATGGGCATCCACAGGGTCGGGAAGCGCTCGACCCTCACATCCTCGCACCAGTCGATTTTATACGGGCTCCGCACCTCTGACCCTCCCAGCGTAGAAAGTGCGCTCATAAGGCAACCTCGAGTGATTGCGAGGCATCCGGATGCGAACATCGTGATCGGGACTAGCTCGGAAGCGCACTCGGCACTGTTCACCTGATGTTTCAGGGCTTGCAGGTGATCGACCTTGGGACGTAGGGCAGGCCTGGGCGGTAGGGTCCTGCAGGAATAGGGAATGCAGACGGTGGCTTGGTGCTCATGGGCGAGCTCGGCCATACGGATGACATCGGCTGCGGTGAACTCGATGTCGTGATCCAGTTGGACCCAGACGTCCTTGCCTGAGTCGAGGAACCATTTGGTGGCTCGGCAGCGGGATCGGCTGATCAGGGCATCCTCCCGGATGGTGCGCAGATCGGTCTGCCTGTCGCTACGGGCGAAGGTGGCTGTCAGATCGACCCAGGACATCATGCAGGCAGCACTGATGCCGCCGTAGGCGTACAGGCTGACATGGATTGATGGGCGGGTGCCTGCCTTGGTTGCCTCCTGCGGTTTGCTGACGGGTTGTTCCGCATAGATAAATGGGTCTTTCGGTTCTGTTGTATTATTCATTGTTGTGTTTGATTCGTTCAGACTCGAGGAAAGCCTCGTGACCCTTGGCCAGTATGTATGTCACAGATCCGCGGGCTACTCCTATGGCTTTGGCCAGGTCATCGAGCGTCATGCCCAGCTCCCTGAGTTCATAGGCACGCTGGCAGAATTGGGGTGTGTACTTGTCCGGGTGGACGTACTCGGTCTCCTCGATGTTTGGGTCGGGCGAGCCGTCTGCCAGGAACTTCTGGTTCAGCGGGTAGGACATCAGACCATTGGCAATGGCCCACTGCACCAGCTTGGGGCCGTCGTGCAGCAGTTTAGTCCTGTCCAAATCGTACTTGGTTTTCATTCAGAAAGATGGCGATGGGTCGGTGAAGCGGCAGTACTGGCCTTCATAATGGAGCTTCACGATGCCGCATTCGCCGTCCCTTTGTTTGGCGATAATGATCGAAGCTTCGCCGCTCGGCTCCTTTCTGTCACGGTCCAACAGCATGACTAGGTCGGCATCTCGCTCCAGTTGGGCGCTGTCGGCTAAGTCTGTGAGGCGCGGTTGTCTGCCCTTGTCCTTCTCGTTTTCCCTGTTGAGCTGGGCCAAACATAGCATTGCCACACCCGTCTGGACTGCGATGTCCTTGAGTTTGCCGGAGACCTCGGCGACCTCGTAGGTTCGCTTTTCGGCGCGGTCGGTGCCTTTAACCTTCTGCAGGTAGTCGACGATCACAAGACGCACTTGGTGCTTCCTGACAGCCCTTCTGACGCTGGCAGTTATCGTGGCAATGCTATGGCTGCTCGAGCCATCGAGGAACCATAGGGGGCTGCTGCTAATTTTGCCCGAGGCAGTCATCATCGACTTCATGTCTCCCTCGGTCAGGTTGCCGCTCTTGAGGCTTTGCATTGAGACGCTGCCTATGGTGGCCACCGTCCTCCGGAAGATGGCCTCCTTCGACATCTCCAGGCTTACGAACAGGGTCGGCACCTTGTCTTGAACTGCTGCCTTGTGTGCGATGGCAATGGCGATGGCGGTCTTTCCGATGCTTGGCCGGGCTGCGATGATGGCCATCTCCCGGAGCTGGAGGCCGTCGGTCTTGTAGTCGAGCCAATGGAAGCCGGTGGCTATTCCCGAGAGGCTGCCCTTCCTGTTGAACCGTTCCTGCATCTGGTCGATGAAGTTGCCGGCCACCTGTTTGCTCGTTGAGAGGCTTTCACGGGAGACCTCAATGGTGAGCCCTGCTTCGGCATTGGCGACGATTTGATCCGGCGGTAGGGTCAGGACAGCGGACTCACGGATTAAACGGTCTCCAGCGTCTCTGAGCTGTCTCCGATGTGCGGCCTCGGTGATGCCCTTGATGTAGTACGGCAGGTTGGCCGGCGATGGGCAGGCCTCCATGGCCTGGTTCCATTGGTCGAAAGGCATGGGCAGTTGGCCGTAGGCCTTCTTCCATTCTTTGTTGAGTTCTCCGAGGGTCGGCTGCCTGTTCTCCTGCACCAGGCCGCGTAGGCAATCGAAGGTCAGCCGGAGGTTGTCCTGGGTGATCCATTCGCTCCGGATGTCCGCCAAGGCATCGGAGCAGGTGTCGATGGTGCCGGTAAGGCAGGCGCCGATCATTCCCAGCTCGTCGTCTGTTGGATAGTAGGGGTCGCTCATATCGAGTCCCTCCAATCGAGTTCCTTCTTGGTCGGGGCCTTCTGTTCTCCCAAGGCAACCCCATTCGGGCGGTAGAGTCCTTTCCATCCCGAGGCAATCGAGTGTTCGACAATCGAAGGGAACTCGGCAGGTGTGAATTCACGGGACCACTTGGTCAAAGCTGCAGTCAGGCCTGTCTTCTTGTAGGACTCACGCTTCTCCGACTTGTACTGCAGCCAGAGCTTCACTGCTGCCAGGCAGTTCTGAGTGCGGATCAGTTCCGGCAGTTCGACTCCATGAGCAACCTCCCACTCTGATTTCGGTGTCTTAATATCTTTAATAGGAGATGGAGATGGAGAGTTGAATTCCGGTTGGGGTGTTGGTTGACCTTCCGGTTGAACCGCGGTTGAAACTTGGTTGAGATTCGGTTGAGTGTCCGGTTGGCTAGCAAGGGCAGCAAGGGCAGCAAGTCGTCGCTTTTCTGCGGAAAGCTTACCTTTTTGAGATTGTTGCTGAAGGAAAATGCCTTTCTCGGTCCTGACAGATTCAAGCCGCTTGTTGCGGAGAAGCCCATCCTCGCATTCATCGAACTTAGCCAACACGTCAACCGAAACGCAACCGCCGGCCAACCGCTGTTGCTTTTCGGTTTCAACCGGAATTGAACCGCGGTTCCATTGGTGGCAGAGCAAACGGATCAACTGACCGACCTCTTCCTGAGACATTTCAAGTGTCCCTGCCAAGAAGTCGTCGGTGTAAAGTTGAAAGGCAGGTGCCTTCCGAGTTGTCTTTTTTTCTTTCATGTATCAAACGGAAATCCCCACCCAGACCGCGGTGAGAACTCGCGCACAAGCTACGCGACGTGACACGGTAAGAGTGGGGAAAAGTTGGTTGAACATGGCTTGTGGTTGTGGTGTCGGCGTTTGCTTCTCACGGCTCACGTCGACAGGCCGCTCCCTAGCTGACAGCCGGGGCGGTGTATAGCTCTTTCATCAGTACTCGAAAGGCTCGTTCTGCTGTCGCCGGAACGACTCCATTGCCGAGTAGTCGCAGCTCGTCTGTTCGATTGTCACCGGAGATGCACAACTGGGCATAGTCCATCCCACCGGCAGACCCATCAGCGTCTCGACCCAGCGGGGGTTGAGTTTGCCGCATCCCATCGCCTTGGCTTCCGCTTCCGGTAGCATTGACGCCAGCTTCTCCCGATTCCCGGCTCCACCTGCAAGACCCGTCGGGCCTCCTGTCACACCGGATGATGCTGGTGTCGGCCAAGTCTTGGTCTGATTGCTCAGACCCACCTGCCTCGACTTGTCGCTCCTCCTGTCGCTCGCATCCGGTGTCGCCCAGTTCTTCACCTGCTGGTCCATGATTGTTGCCTGAGCCAGACTCGGTTGCTTCGGAGTGCCGTCCTCCTTCTTCCAACTGTTCTGACTGAAGCTGCCGCCCTGACGTCCCCCTTGCGATGCTTCCGGTGTCGGCCACTGCTTCACCTGCTGGTCCAGCTTGTCGATCATGCTCCCGTCCTTCTGCCGGTGCGCTCCGGTCGATACCGTGGCTGTCTGCCATTGCTTCTCCACTACATGGACCTGAGTTGTTAATTGTGTCGCACGTTCCAACGGTCTTCCGCTCGTTGTCGCCGTCATCCCGCAAGCACCGCTCTTGGGAGTCATCCAAAGTCTCCCTTCCTGTGATAACCCTGGGCGGCTCCCATCCGTGCTGCTGCTCGCCGGGACGGCTGGGCCATGCACTGCAACTACTCCCGCCAGTTTCGACTTCGCTGCCACCTTCTCCATGTCCACGTTCTCCCCAGTGTCCTTGTGGTCCCTGGCCGCCGGCGTTGGCCATGACTTCACCACCACCGTGGTCAGACTCTCCTGACTCCCCTTCATGCCGCGCGAGCGATCCTGAAAGCCCTGCCGCACCTCCGAAGCCACTGGAGACGGCCAGGATGAACACCCGCTTGCGCTGGTGCGGCGCTCCACATTCAGACGCGCTGAATATGCCCCACGTCGTTCGATAACCCATTCCTGCCAGGTCTTCGATGACGTCGGACAGCCCCAACGAGATATGTCCTTCGACGTTTTCAAAGAAGCAGAGCTTGGGTCTGAGAAGTCGAATACCATCTGCAATAAACGGCCAAAGATGCCGCGGGTCTTGCTTACCTTTTCGTTGCCCGGCTGCACTGAAGGGCTGGCATGGGTAGCCCCCAGTGAGGATGTCCACTCGGTCACGAAACGCTGCCCAAGGGAAGGTCTTAAGATCCGGCCAGATAGGTGCTGGGTCCATGAGTCCCGCTTCCATTTTGCTGACCAGGTTCGCAATGGCGAAGGCTTCGATCTCACAAAGAGCGATTGTGCGCATACCTCGGACTGCTCGGTGTAATCCAAGCTCAATGCCGCCGTATCCAGCGCACAAGCCAATGTGTGTAACTGGCGAGGTAGAATCCATGTCATGGGTGCTCCTCAATAGGCCGGTATTAGGATGTCCGCCACCTGCTGGGTGAGCTGCACGTCGCGCAGGCAGTAGTCGATGGCAGCCTGACGGTCGGTATTCCAAAGCAGGCTGAAGTCGGCGCCGTTCCCTGCCTTCTCGCCGAGGCCTAGGTGCCGGCAGATGGCTGCTAGGCTGCCATGAGCCCGGGAGTCACCAAGCTGCCACACCTCCCGCAGGTCGACCACCAGGTCGTTCCAGTAGCGTCCCTGGCGCAGCCAGTAGGGCACGGTGATTCGGTGCTTCCAGGAGCGCTTGATGAGGAACGGCAAATCGAAGGCTTTGACATTGAATCCGATGAGTTTTGGCTGCCGTTCATAATAATTGAGCATGGTCCACCATTCCCGGAGCATGGCGGCCTCGTTGTCCTCGTTCCGGAGCACTCCTAGGTGCTGGTGCTCGAAACGGTAGCCGATGCACAGGATCTGGCCTGAGAGGGCATCCAGGGCTGCGTTCCGGATGTAGTCCGCGGTGTGGTTCTCCTCGGCTGTCCGGATCTTTTCGGCGATCAGGTCCGGGTTCTTGATGTTGCCGAGTTTGACCTGTGATGGGTCGAACGGCGGGATGTGGAGTTCTGAGAGCGGTAGAGGCCCGGTCTCGATGTCGAAGATGATGGTTGGATTGGCTGGCATTGTCTGAATGGTTGAGATTGTTGTGCGTTTGTCCCGATGCGCACCCCCGGTTTACCCACGAGTCCCAGCAGCAACAGGCTGCCGGTGAGTGTCAGAAGCGCTTACCGCAGTGGGGGCAGCAGTGCTTCGCAAGGAACGGAGGCTTGTCGAGCATCGGGACCTCGAGCCATTCGCAGATCTCTGCGTAACTCTTGAGCCCAAAGCCGGTGACCACGTTGGGATGGAGGTGCCCGCTACGGTAGAGGTCCATGGCGTCCTCCTTGGACTTGATTGCCAGGCGCTCGATGATGTTGAAGGTCCTGACGCTGAATGGCCAGCCCCACTGGTGCAGGATGCCTTCCTGGCGCTTGGCTGCCTGGATCACCTGGGCGATGCGCTGCTTCGACAGCCCCAGATGATTCCCGATGAACTGCAGGGTCTCACCCTCGGCACGCATCCGAACCACGTCTGGCACTAGGTGTGCCAGTTTCATGTAGACCTTCTTGGTGCTCATTAGAAAGGCACGTCGTCGAAGTTGGGCTCGTCGGCCTTCTCAATCTCTTGAAGGCGCTTTGTAACCGCGGCGATCAGCGC